GCCCATCTACAAGGAGCGTCTGAACTATGAGTTGGGCGTCCTGAAGAGTATGGGTTTCTCTGGCTACTTCTTGCTCGTCGAGGATCTGGTCGTGTGGGCCAAGAACAACGGCGTGATCGTCGGGCCTGGCCGTGGTTCGGTCGGTGGCTCGTTGGTCGCTTACCTGCTCGGCATCACTGACGTTGATCCGATCCGCTTCCGCCTGCTGTTCGAGCGTTTCATCAATCCAGAACGTCTGGACTTGCCTGACGCTGACCTCGATTTCATGTCCAGCAAGCGCCACCTAGTCGTCGAATACCTGACTGAAAAGTATGGTCAGGATCACGTTGCGGGTATCTCGAACTACGCCACCCTCGCATCGGCATCTGCCCTGCGTGACGCCGGTCGCATGTATGGCATGACGGGTCTCGATCTGACTTGCACCAAGCTGGTTCCGAAAGAACACGGCCAATCTTTCACGCTGACCGAAGCCGCGAAGGTCGTGCCTGAAATCGAGAAGTTCAAGGACGAAAATCCCGAAGTGTGGGGTCACGCCATCAAGCTCGAAGGCGCCATGCGCTCGTTCGGGCAACACGCTGCCGGTATCGTTGTGGCGGGTGAGCCGCTGATCGAACGTGCGGTCGTGGAGACTCGCGCTGGCTCGCCGGTGGTGAATTGGGACAAGCGGGTCGTCGAGGATTGGGGTCTGATTAAGATGGACTTGCTCGGTCTCTCGACGCTCGACGTGCTGGAGATCGCCAAGACCTACATCTACGAGCGCCACGGTGTTCGCGTGGATTACCTCAAGCTGCCTCTGGAAGAACCCGATGTGATGGATGCGTTCGGTCGTGGCGACACGACGGGCGTGTTCCAGTTCGAGTCCGGCGGTATGAAGGGTCTGCTGCGTAACCTCGCCAAAGGTGGCACGCTGACCTTCGAGGACATCACCGCTGCAACTGCTCTCTACCGTCCGGGGCCGATGGACTCGGGTCTGATGGATGACTTCGTTGCCATTAAGCAGGGTCACAAGGCGATCAGCTACGATCATCCGAACCTGGAGAACGCGCTGAAGGACACCTACGGGGTCATCGTCTATCAGGAACAGGTCATGCAAGCTGCCGTCGATCTGGCTGGCTTCACCCGTGCCGAAGCAGACCATCTGCGGAAGGCTATGGGTAAGAAAGACAAGGACAAGATGGCCGAAATGCGTCAGAAGTGGATCGACGGTTGCGCTGCAACGTCGGCCATGTCTGAAGGTCGTGCTGGCGCTCTGTTCGACAAGATCGAAGCGTTCGCAGGCTACGGCTTCAACCGTTCGCACGCCGTCGAATACTCCATCATTTCGGTCTGGACGATGTGGCTGCGCGTTCGCTATCCCGCCGAGTATTTCGCTGCATGTATGTCCATCGTGAAGGACGACAAGCTGCCTGGCCTCGTCAATGATGCGCGTGAGTGTGGCATTGAAGTCTTGCCGCCTGACATCAACAAGTCGCGGGAACGCTACACGATTCCTGACGACAAGCACATCCTGGCTCCGTTCTCGGCTGTGAAGGGCATCTCCGAAAACACTGCACTGCGCATTGTGGAGCTGCGTGATCGCAACCGGAACTGGAAGGTCGTCAAGATCAAGAAGAAGCGCGATGGCACAACCGAAGATGTCTATGGCCTCGATACCGAGTCGCCGATGAAGTGTCGCTTCGACAGCTTCGAGGAGTTCGCCATCTGCGCTAGTCAGCCTGGATCGAAGGTGAATGCTGCTGCGGTCGCCAATCTGGACAAGGTGGGCGCATTCGCGAACATTACGCCTGGCTCCAAGCCGGCGCGTCACCCTGACCGTCGCAAGGATCAGACTGAACTGATGCCGGGCCTCATCATCGACGCCGTGAAGGCAGATCGCACGACTGATGTGTCGGAGAAGTTCTTGCGTGCCAAGATCATTACCTTGGCCCAGGAATACAAGAAGTGCGAAGGCTGTGATCTGGCAGGCAAGCCGCACCCGACGATTCGCTGCAAATCCACGGTCAAGTTCATGATCGTCACGGATTCGCCGAACTACGACGAGGAGCGTGCCGACCAACTGCTGCACGGCGAAGCTGCTGACTACATCAAGGCTGCGATCAAGGATGCCGGTCTCTCTGTCGGTGATGGCTATTACACGACGCTGGTGAAGTCTCGCAAGCCGAAAGATCAGAAGTTCCTGACGAACGCTCAACTCAATGGCTGTCGTCGGTTCATCGAACGCGAACTGGAGCTGATTAAGCCGTCCGTGATCGTCGCTCTTGGCTCGAACACGGTGAAGCACTTCATTCCGGGCGCGAAACCGTCTGAACTCGCAGGCAAAGCGATTTACGACGCGAAGCTCGACGCCACGATCATCTGCGGTATCAATCCCATTCAGGTGGTCATGGACGGCTCTAAAGCTGACGTGCTGATGGAGACATTCGCAAAGGTAGCCGAAGTTCTGAGCTGATTGGAAAGGTCTCAGGAATAAGTCAGAACTGACTATAATTTCCTGAGACCGACCTTTAATATTCAACCTGTCGCAACGCACAACGAAGCGCAAACACTTTCAAGGAGAAACACTAATGTCCGACCCGAACCTGAACGATGATGAACTCGAAGCCTTGATGGCTGAACTGGAGGCTCAGAATGCTGAAATTGCGGCTGCCAATACCGCCACTGTCGAAGCAACGCCCGTCGCTGCGCCGACGCCGGTTGTCGAAGATGAACCTGTCGCTGAAGCGGAAGCCGAAGAGCCGGCAGTGGAAGAAGATGCCCCTGTGGAAGCAGGCGAAGCTGAAGCTGCAACGGATTCGGTCGCAGACCAGGATGAACTGGCTGCTTTGCAGGCTGAACTTGAAGCGGAACAGGCAGAAGCCCGAACGGTTCCTGCTGAGACTCTCATTGAGAGCATTCCTGCCGATGCTGTCGATGCGCTGACCAAGAACGGCACTGCCATCGACGAGAAGGAAGCCTACGTTCCGCTCGTCAAGGATGAAGCGACGGGCAAGCTCTCGACGCCTGGCACCGCCGAGCGTGTTGAGCCGAAGCGTCCGACCGAAGCGACCGGCCCTGGCAATCTCCAGCACTACGTTGATGTCGATCAGTTCCGTGACGACACCCGTGTCACCGAAGCCAATCTGGATCAGTGCATGATCGAACAGAACGGCTTGCGTGCCTGGTATGGCGCCGTCGCTGCCCGTGCCGAAGCTCAAGCCGCCCGTGTGAAGGCCAAGTTCGAGGTTGTTGAAGCCACGCTCTACGACCATCACCGCAAGGAGCTGGCCAAGTCCGGCGAAAAGACGACCGAGAAGATGGTGGAAAACGCCGTCAAGCTCGACCCGCGCTGGCTCAAGGCGAAGAACATGGTGATTGAAGCTGAAACGATTGCCGCCATCAACAAGGGTCTCGTCGAGTCCATCAAGGATCGCCGCGACATGATTATTCAGCTTGGTGCTGATCGTCGGGATGAATACAAGGGCGCCGCCCGTGTTCTCGCCGAACAGGGCCAGCGGGATGAGCTGCGTGACCGCGCCATGCGTGCCATGCAAGGAAGTCGGGCAGCGTAAAAACTGCCTACAAAATAGTTCAGTGTTGGCTGAAAACTAAGTCAGCACTGAACTATAATACAAGGGCTGAAACGATGAACGTGGGGAGCGGGATGCTTCCAACCGTAATCTAAAAGGCACTAACCAAACTGCAAATCAATTAAACATTGAAAGGAAACAAAATGGACGCTACCAAACTGATGGAACTGATGAAGAACAAGAAGCAAGCACTGAAGCAGAAGGCCAAGACCCTGAAGCCGAATCCTGGTGCCAATCGCTATGTTCTGCTGCCGGGTTGGCGCAAGGGTGAGGAACACGTCTGGTTCCACGATTTCGGCCAGCACTACGTCAAGAATGCTGCCGGTGAAATCCAGGCCGTCTATGTCTGCGCTGACAAGACCTTCGGAAACCCCTGCCCGATCTGCGAAGGTCTGAGCAAGGCCATCAAGCTGACCTCCGACGAAGAAACCGAAAAGCTGCTCAAGGAAGCCGCTTCCGGTCAGTCCTACCTCATGAACGTGCTGGCGCTCGATGCCGAAGATGATGCGACTCCGCAGATTCTCGAAGTGCGCAAGTCCGTGTTCGGCCAGTTCGTTGATCTGATCGAAGAGTGGGGCGCTGCCATGTTCGATCCCGAAGCTCCGCAGATCGTCACGGTCAATCGCGACGGCAAGGGCTTGAACACGAAATACACCGTCCAGATCAGCCCGAAGAAGCACACGCTTCCGAAGGGTGTGATGGCCAAGCTCAACGACCTGGACGACTACGTTCGCCAGGAAAACGAAGAGCAACAGCGTCGCGCTCTGTCTGCCATCAACAGCGTTGCTGGTCTGCTGCCGTCGAAGGACGTGCCGGCAACCCCGACCCGCGCTATCGCCGACAAGTCTGACGACGATCTGCGTGCCATCGAAGCCGCCAAGCCGGCCCCAAAGGACATCGCGCTCGACGATGAACTGGACGACCTGCTCGGTGATCTGACCGGCACCGACGCCTAAGTCATTGGTGACTAGCTGACAAGAAGCCCTCTTCGGAGGGCTTCTTTACCTGGAGATCACAGTGACCAAACTGAACATCATCGACGGCAACTCCATCGGGCATGCTGCCCATCGCGCCACGAAGCTAACCTCTGGCACGCTGCAAACGCAAGCGGTCTATGGCTTCATTCGCACGATGCGCGACATGATCGTGGAGCATTCCGGCTTCACTCCGCTCTGTCTGTGGGATGGCAAGGCGCAGTTTCGATTCGACATCCATCCCGCTTACAAGTCCAACCGCGACAACGATCCGAAGAAGGTTGCGGAGCGCGAACACTACGTCGCGCAGCGCCCCTACATTGCCCGCTGCCTCGAACATCTTGGCATTCGTCAGATGACTGCCATGACACATGAAGCTGACGACATGGCCGGCTACATGGTCGAGAAGGTCATGGCGACGCAGGGCAACGAAATCATCCTCTCGACCGGCGACCGTGACTGGATTCAGTTGGTTCGTCCAGGCGTTACCTGGCGCGACCACCGCGACGACGCCAAAGTCATCACGCATGCCACCATCTTCGACAAGACGGGCTTCCCGTCGCCGTATGCCTTTCTCGAAGGCAAGTGCCTTCAGGGCGATTCGTCTGACGTGATTCCAGGCGTGGGCGGTATCGGCGAAAAGGGAGCGCCAGAATTCATCGCTGAGTTCGGGTCGGTTCGCAAGTTCTGGCAGCGTTGTGACAGCGGGGAATTCGTCCCAAAGAAGAAGGCGCACATCAATCTCGCAAGCCCCGAAGGGCGTGCGGCGTTCAAGCGCAACTTCCGACTCATGCAACTGCTCAAGGTGGCGCAGCCCGACAAGAAGGACGTTCTGGTCGTTCCGGGCAAGTTCGACGCCGACAAGTTCGCAGAGGTTTGTGAGGAGCTGGCCTTCGTGTCGATTCTCCGCAACCTCGATCACTTCCTTAACCCTTTCAAGAAAGGAGCCTAAACATGGGTTCTATCTCTGACCTGTCCGATGCACTGCTCAAAGGCATTGGCGACAACGACGGTGCGCAAGCGCCGAAGCAATACCTCGACACCGGCTTTCCTCCGCTGAACAAGATTCTGTCCGGTCGTCACGACGGCGGGCTGGCGTTCGGTCGCATGTTTGAAATGTTCGGTGAGTCCTCCACGGGTAAGACCGCACTGGCAACCGCCTGGATGGTCAAGGCTCAACAACTCGGTGGCGTCGCCGGCTTCATTGATTGGGAACGCTCCTTCAACGTCGATCTGGCCAAGTCCTTCGGTCTGAACGACGAGCGGCCCTACTGGATTTACGCCAAGCCGAAAACTTGGGAAGAGGGCAACATGATCGCCGCAAAGGCATGCAAGCTGATTCGCGAATCGAAGGCGATCCCTGATGATGCCCCGATCCTGTTCGTTTTCGACTCCATCGCTGCTGCGCTGCCGAAGTCGATGGCTGACAAGGAGATCGACGAATACTCCATGAACGACACGACGGCTCTGGCCCGCGTCACCA